GGCTACGGCCGCCCCGACGAGGGCAACCTAGTGACCCGGCGCGAGTACGACCAGAAGCCCTACCTCGCGGTATTCGGCGACGGCTCGTACATCGAGCCGAGCAAACTCGTCGGCCGCAGCTCGGTCGCCGACGACGTCGCCGGCCAGCTCCACCAGCGGCTGTTCGACAAGGTCGACGGCGCGCCCCGCGTCGGCAAGGGCTTCTTCGTCCGCAAGATGCACTCGGTCTACCAGGCGACGGTCCCGGTGGAGATCAAGTCGGTCTCGACGGGCGCCGACGGCGTCCGCCGCCTGAAGATCACCGGGATGGGCGGCTACCCCGAGAAGACCGTCGCGACCGATCCGACGCACCCGTACGGCACGATCTGGATGCCGAAGGGCGCCGACGTCGTCTACCTCCCGCCGGACTTCCTCTGGACCCCACTCAAGGAGCGGCTCGACGAGGAGGGCTGGTTCCGCTCCGCGCTCGACCTGCAGGCGTGCGTGTCGTCGATGCTCTCTGCGGTCGGCGCGAAGAAGGTCGCCGTCAAGGACGCCGGCGCGCGCCAGTTCTCGATCGACGGCGCGGCGCCGGTGGGCTACGTCCCCGCGCTCAAGAAGCTCGCGCACGGCTGCGCGATCTCCGTCGCGGACGCCGAGGCGCTGCTTGAGAAGGCGGCGTCGGAGCGCACCGCCCGCGCGTGGGTGGCGTCGCCCATGCAGCTCGCGCGTGTGCAGTTCGCGATGGACAAGCTCGCCGCCGACGACGACAAGGGCGGCGACAAGAAGAAGTCGGACTCCGGCGACAAGCCGAAGAAGAAGTCGCCACCTCCCGGCGGCGGTGGCGGGGCCGACGCGGGGCCGCCGGGCGGCGACTCGAGCGCCGACCCGTCGCTCGGCCAAGACGCTGCGATGGCCGCCATGGGGCCGCCCCCAGCTCCACCTCCGCCCGCGCCGCTCGACCTCGCGGCGATGGAGATGGACCAGGCGATCCAGCACGAGATGCAGAAGCTGATGGAGCGCCAGCAGACGATCCAGACGCTGCTGCAGCGCTCGCACGAGATCGGCGGCGGCGCACCCGTGGCGCCGATGGTCCAGTCGCAGGCGATGGGGGCACCGCCGCCGTCGCAGAACCTCGCGACCGGTGGCCCGCCGACGATGGGGCCGTCACCGATGGGACCGCAGCCCGGCATGGGCGGCGACCCGTCGATCCCGCCGGGCATGGACCCCGGCGGCCCATTCCCACCCGCGGCTGGCGACCCTTCGATGATGGGCGGCGGCGCCGACCCCGCGGCCGGCGGCATGTTCGGCGGCGCCGGCGGCGCGCCGAGCGGCGACCCCTCCACGATGGGCGGCATGCCCGGCGGGATGGACCCGTCGATGGGCATGGGCGGAGCGGGCGGAGCGGGCGGCATGGGCGGGATGGCCCCGTCCCAGATGGGCGGCATGGGCGGAGGCGCCGGCGGCATGGGTGACCCGATGGGTCAACAGCAGCCGCAGCAACAGCCCCCGAACGCGATGATGCCGGCCGACGGCCCCAACGCGCAGGCCCTCCCGCAGGAGATCAACCCGCAGTTCCTCATGCAGGCGGCCCAGCTCCACTCCGCCGACATGTTCGACGCGGCGGCCGTCGCCACGCTCGCGCAGTCGCCCGAGCTGCACGGCGTCGTCGCGCAGTACCTGCCCAACCTCGAGAAGGGCATCGACAACCTCGCGCGCGTGCTCCTCACGCTGTGGATGCAGGAGCCCGACCTCAAGCAGCAGATCGGCGAAGCCGCGTTCGCGGGCATCGAGGAGAACCTGCAGGCGACGTTCAAGGGGCTCGGCGATCTCGTGCTGCGCCTCTCCCGCGGCGTCCAGGCGGTGAAGGAGCCGGACGACCATGCGGCGTGAGCGGACCCCCGATGAGGGCTACCGGGCCCTCATCAAGAGGACCACCCGGCCGGAGAGTCCCACGGACGCCGCCGTGTGGGCCTACGTCGTGCTGGGCGAGCACGACGACATCGCCGAGCGCGTCGTCGACCTCTACCACGACGAGTTCGAGCGCGAGCAGGTGCAGGCGTGGATCATCGCGGGCGCGGACGACAAGCGGATCAGCCGGGACCTCGGCATCGCGATCTTCGCGCTGCCGACGTACCGCCGCCTGTGCTGCTGCATCTCCAACTTCCGCGACCGGCTCGAGCTGCTCCGGTGGATCCACAACTACGGCGGCACGCACCAGGGCAAGCTCCTGCTCGAGAAGGCCATCCACCACCACGGCGTCGAGGCGCTCGCGCACATGCACGGGCTGGCGTCGACGCTGGATCCGGAAGACGTCCAGAAGCAGGTGATGCGCGAGTCCTACTTCCGCGGCATCGGCACGCACCGCTCGACGAAGTTGGGCAGCACGGAGTCCAGCGCCGCCAGCGCCGCGATGAAGACCGCCGCAGCCGCCGCGCTCGCCCTCGGCGGCGGCGGGGAGAGCGACCTCAACAGCATCGTCGCGAAGCTCAAGCTGAAGTTCCGCGAGGAGACGAAGGCAGCGGGCGCCGCCGTACCCCGCGAGGAGATCCTCCACTGATGCGCGCCTACCAGGAACAAGACTTCGACGAGATGGCCGCCCGCGTCGTCGATCGCTTCATGACCGGCGAGAAGCTCGCCGACGTCGCGGCCATGGAGGCGCAGCAGGGACAGCTCAACCCCGACCAGATCGCGCGCCTCGTGCAGTCCGCCAATACGATGGCGTTCCTGCGCCTGATGGAGCAGCAGAAGGCCCAGGGCGTCCCCGACATGACCGGCGAGTTCGACCCGATCGACCCGCGCCAGGTCATCCAGCAGATCGTCGGCGGCGTGCAGCTGCCGGGCGGAGCCCCGCCGCACGCGGAACCCGACGGCGACGAGTGCCCCCTGCCGAACGAGATCGGCGAGGGCGAGGCCATGATGGCCAGCGGCCGAGGTGGCGAACCCAAGGGCGCGCCGCCAATCGACGGCGACAACGATGGCCCGTTCCCCAAGGGCGAGAAGCAGAAGGCCAAGGACGACGCCGACAAGCCCAAGAAGAAGGACGTCCCCGCGGAGCCGAAGAAGGACGAGGCCAAGGAGGCCGCGTTCCGCGGCGAGCGGATGCGCAAGTTCGCCGGCGTCCTCGAGGACCAGTACAAGCAGGCCGAGTGGGCCTTCGAGGACGAGTTCAAGCGCCTCGAGGACGCGCTGAACCAGGCGTGGGGCGGCCCCGCGTGGCCCGCCTTCGAGAAGGACGCGATGTCGCTCACCGGCGGCAGCGACCCGGGCCTGGCTGTGCTCCACCTCGTGCGAACGAGCCGCAAGCTGCCGCCGTTCGGCCTCGACGACTACCGCTCCAAGATCGCCGCGATGGCTGACCGGCACATCGTCGACGACAACGCGGCGACGCGGTCGTTCGAGCGGCTCGTCCGCATCGCGAGCGAGGCGAGCAGACTCCGCGCTGGCGCCGAGCACGTGAGGTCGATGTGCGACTGAGCGACGTCCTCGAGCTGGCGGTGCGGCACGGCGTCGAGCGCCAAATCCAGCGCGGCGCACGCAAGCAGGCGGGCGTCGTGCTGCCGCTCGCCGTCGGCGCGATGATCCCCGGCATCGTGCGCGGGGCAATCGAGCGCGCGCAGTCGACGGAGCGGGCCCTCGACCGATCGACGCTGCCCAAGCTCGCGGCGTTCCCGCTGCAGTTCGCGCTGCCGTTCGCGCAGGCGCTGTCGCCCACCGGCCCGCTCGGCCGCGCGGGCGGCGCGGCGGCCGGCGCGGCCCGCAGCGCCGGCGGCGCCGTCGGCGGCGGCATCGGCGCCGGCGCGATGGGCAGCCTCGGCGACATCGGAGCGGCACCCGGCAAGGGCGTCGCGGGCGGCCTGAGCAAGCTCGTCGAGCGCAAGCTGTTCGGCCGCGAGTTCGGCGAGAAGAAGGACCCCGCCCACATGATGGGCGGCGCCGCGCTGACGTCCTTCGGCAAGGAGATGGGCTCCACGGGCGCCAACCTCCTGCGCGACATCGCGAACAAGGCGATGGAGGCCGCGGGCCACGCGGGCGACGCGTCCGCGCGCGAGGCGATCATCGGCGACCTCAAGCGCACCGACTCGGTGCTGTCCAGCGCCGATGACGCGACGCTGATGGAGGCCTACCACACGATGACGCGGTTCGCGCCGGTGCTCTCGACCGACAAGAACGCGGTGCGATCGTTCCTGCGGCAGGCCGTGATGTCGGGCTCGGGCCCGGACTTCGTGAGCATCAAGTTGCTTGCGGACTCGGAGCGTGCAGTTACGGGTGGCAACGACAGGAGACCTGCATGACCCTCGACAATCTCATTCCGCCCTCTGTCACCGCAGCCGTCGCACATCACGGCCTCCACAAGATCGCTGGTGCAATGCTTGGCGCGCCCGAGCTGAACCTCAACATCGCACTCCAGTCGATTGGCGAGAAGGCGTTCCTCCGTCGCAAGGAAGCCCGTGCGGTCGCCGACGGTATCGCAGCACTCGCGGTGCTGCGTGGCGAGAAGGTCGCGGCGGACTCGCCGCTCGCCGCACTACTCCGCAAGACGGTGGCACCCGCGCGGTGATCTTGTGACGCCTGCTAAAGCTCTCCAGACGTCCATCCTCCTCGCCGAGAAGATCGCGTCCGCGCGCCCACCGAGCGAACAACTGCGCGCTCGCGCTGCGCTCGCGGACTTCGCCGCATTCGGTTTGTTCAAGCAAGCAGCGCCCAACCCCGAAATGATGTCCGCGTTGCAGCGCGGCCTGGGCTGGGGTGTCGGCCTCGGCCTACCAGCGCTCGGCGTCGGGCACATGCTCGCACATGATGCTCGTAACCAGGGCCACGAGCTGATTCGCGATGCCCGCAATCAAGCGCTGCTCACCGCGGCGGGTGTTGGCAGCATGCAAGGACTTGGTGAGATTCTTAAGAACCGGCTCGGTGGTGGTGCACCGCAAACACCACTCGACCAACGCTTAGCTGCGGACCTGACACCCGCACAGAAGCTGGCGGCGGCGATCATGGTCGACGACGTGCTCGAGGACGCGAGCCGCGCCCTGGCGGACGCCGATGCCAAGTACGCCGCGCTCGTCCTGCTCGCGCGGCACCGCGTCGACGCCGCGCGCCTCCTGCGGAGCCTGCTGCCGTGAGGAAGATCATCGAGCTAGATGAGTTCTTCGCCACCGGCGAGCCGACCGCGCAGGTCATCCTGCCGTGGAACGGCGGCCGCAGCGTCGACACGAGTCGCGTCAGCAAGTACGCCTCCGTCGCGCTCGACTACATCAAGAGCGTCGCGCCGGAGCCCGGCAAGACGGCGCTGCTGCTCAACGCGCTCGGCGCCGAGGAGACCTACGGCCCCAACCGCAACGGCGACGGCTTCCCCGAATTTCCGGTCCCGGCGCGCGGCAAGGTCGCGTCGGCAGACCGCCGGTGGTTCGTGCCGCCCGGTGAGGAGCTGACCAAGCACTACGCGTCGTTCGAGACCAACCCGGCCCACACGTTCCTCCACCACGCCAACCGCGACCCGTCGAAGGCGTCGGGCGTCGTCAAGAAGGCGTTCTGGAACCCGCGCATGCACCGCGTGGAGTTGCTCGTGTCGATCGACGACGCGAAGGACCCCGAGTGGGTCAAGCGCGCGCAAGATGGTGAATTTATTCCCGTTTCTATGGGTTGCAGGATCAAACGAGACGTCTGCGCGCGCTGCGGCAACGAAGCGCCCACGCGCGCCGACTACTGTTTCCCGCCGAACACCAAGATCACGATGGCGGACGGAACTCGCCGCGCCATCGAAAACATCGTCGCCGGTGACCGCGTCGTCGACGCGAGCGGGAAAGTTACGACGGTCACGCGCCTCATGCGGCGCGACGTCGACGAGTGCCTGATCGAGATCCGAAACACGATCGCGGGAACCGTACTGCGCGCCACTGCGAACCACCCCGTCTTCTCGACACCCCGCGAGGAGTTCAGCTGCTACTACCGCACGACGAGCCCAGAGGCGCGGAGCTGCTTCCCGGGCGCATTCGAGCACTGCAAGACCTGCAGGCGCCGCGAACCCGAGCCGCGCGAAGTTGCGGCCGGCGAGCTGCGCATCGACGACTCCGTCTACGCACCCGCGCTGCCATCGCAGAACGTGCGAACCCTAACCGAGGAAGAGGCCTACATCGTGGGCCTGTTCGTTGCCGAGGGCAGCTTCGCCAAGGTGAACGGAGAGCGCGTCAATGCGCAGTTCTCCCTCCACGAGGACGAGACAGACCTCATCGAGCGCGTGCGTGCCTTTGCCGCGCGCTTCGACAGGGACGTGAAGGTCTACTCGCGCGACGACAGCAAGAGCGTGAGCGTACGCATTCACTCCAAGGACGCGGCCAACTTCTTCTTCGCGCACGCCGGTGAATACGCTCATACCAAGCGGGCCTCTCAGGCGATCGTGGATTCCCCGAACGAGGTGGTCGTTGCATACATGCGCGGCCTTTGGGATGGCGACGGGTACATTTCGACGAAGAAGAGCACGGCACGCCTCAACACCGCATCCGAGGACCTTGCGTGGCAGACCGCGGCCCTGCTGCGCCGCCTCGGGTACAGCAGCTACGTCAGCACCGCGATGGTGCCTGGCGGCCCCTCGAACCGCACGAACAAGTTCACGCAGTGGTACTGCGTCACGGACTGGGGCTGCCCGACACGCCGAACGGCCTCTTCAATCGTGGGCGTCCACCAGATCGGCCACGTCAAAGAGCTGCGCCACGTTCCCTACAAGGGTCTCGTCTACAACTTCGAGACGGAATCCCATTCCTACGTCGCAGAAGGCCTCGCCGTCCACAACTGCGACCACGTCAAGTTCGCGATGAACGTCGTCGACGCGAGCGGCTTCAAGGACTACGTCCACAACCCGTCGCCCGACTTCTTCGACATCAGCCGCGTGTTCCGCCCAGCGGACCGCATCGGCTACACGCTCAAGAAGGTCGCCGAGTCGATCCCGGAGGTCCGCCTGTCGGCCGCGCTCGGCGAGGAGGCCGACGCGCTCGCGAGCAAGGCCGCGGCGGCGCAGAAGCTGTCCGACATCGACAAGGTCATCCAGGGCGAGCCGATCGCGGCGAGCCGCCTCGCGCCCGACGAGCAGTCGTTCATCGTCAAGCTCAAGGAGCACCTCGCGCCCAAGCTCGCGCGCGCGCCGCTGATCGACGTCGCGGGCCTGCGCGCGTGGCCGCTCGGCGAGGTGCTGGCCGCGGCGAGCGCGAGCGGCGTCATGCTCAAGGACGCCGAGTTCACGCAGCTCGCGCTCAGCAAGTTCTCCGGCCTCGACGTCCGCCCGTCGCCCGCGTTCTGCGCGAAGGTCGCCGGCGCCGCCCGCGCGGCGCTGGACCTGTTCGCCGACCGCCCCGACCTGCTCGCCGAGGTCGTCGACAGCGGCGTGCTCGAGTCGAGCAAGATCGCCGCGGAGCTGATGGACTTCTTCGGGCGCGCGCGACAGAAGCGAGCCGGCACCGGCGAGCAGCTCTATCGCCGCCTCGTCCCCGAGGGCATCGGCGTGCGCCCCGACGCGGCGCCGACGACCGACGTCCTGCACGTCGGACCGTACGAAACGACGCGCGGCGCAGCCATCGACGCGCACGACGCCGTGACGCGCTCGCACCTCACGCGGCAGATGCTCGGCGGAGGCGCGCTCGCGCTCGGCGGCTACAAGATGCTCGGCGCATTTCCAGCGCTGCGGAAGTTCCGGCTGCCCCTCGCGGCGGGCGCGGGCCTGTACGGCGCTTCGAAGATCGGACCCCCAGGGCACCAGATGCGCACCGACGAGGGCTACTCGATCCCCGACATCACGGAACTGTCGGCGAAGACCGCATCCCAGGCGTCGGTCATCCACCTCATCGAGTGCGCGAACCCGCTCGGGCCGCGCATCAAGATCGCGGTCAGTGGCGACGACAAGCTCGGCGACGTCGCGACCGCGCTGGGCTCGGCCATCGCCCGCCCCTGACGCGTTTTGTTTTTGAGGACTCCCCCTCCTATCATTCCCCCGTAACGGAGACGGCAACCCATGAAGCTCTCGCAAGCACTCGCGGCAGTCACGGCAGGCTCGGAGAAGACCGCGGCCGCGCCGGCTCCGTCTCCCGCATCTCCCGCTGCACCCACCGGAGCGCCGACCAGCGACGCCGGCGAGCGCCTCAAGGAGGCCCTCAAGGAGGCGACTGCTCCCGACCCCACCGCGAAGACCGCAGCCGCGGGTTCGCCGGTCGAGGACCTCACCAAGATCGCGGCCGAGCTGAGCAGGGCCGAGCACGAGGCGACGGTGAAGGAGGCGCAGCTCTACGGCGCCGCGCTGTGCGACGGCTTCATGGCCCGCGCGGCGCAGTACAGGGCCGCCGCGGAGGCGCAGCCCAAGACGGCGGCGTCGCAGGCAGCGGACGACTCCTTCGAGAAGTTCGCCGCCGCGAACCAGGACCTCGTGAAGGAGGCCGCGGAGCAGGGCTACCGCTCCACGGTCGACGCCATCCGGGACCTCAACCAGCGCGCGTACGACGCGGGCTACAACAAGCAGGTCGAGCAGATCTACAAGCACGGCTGCGACGCGTTCGTCGCCGGCTTCAAGTTCGCCCACGAACTGGTGGAGGCCGCGCGCTGATCCCATGTCGCGCGACGCTAACGATATCCTCGCCCGCATCGGGCGCGCCGCGGCCGAGAAGGTCGCCGCGGACCCCGCGCTCGTGCGCGCGCTGCTCGCCGGCGGCGGGGGCCTGCTCGCGGGCGGAGCCCTCGCGGGCGGCCTGGTGCACGAGCACGACGAGGCAGCTCGCCGCCGCGCGGGCAACACCGGCTTCGGAGCCGGCGTCGCGACCGGCCTCGCGGGTCCCCAGATCATCGACGCGCTCCACGCCATCACCCACCAGGTGAACTCGTGAGCGCCGTCCGACACCTCTCGCTCGTCGTCGACCAAGTGCTCGCCGACGCGGCCGCATCGTCGGCGCGCCGGACCGGCGAAGCGGCGGCGATCAAGACCGCCGCGGCGCAGCCCCGCACCGAAGTGGGCCGCGCGCTCCGCGCGCTCGCCGCCGACCTGCGCGGCAGCACCGACGACGTCACCTACGCCGACCTCCCGGGGGCCCGGTGAGGGAAGCCGAGATGTTCCGCTCCCTAGCCAAGGACCTCCGCGCCGAGGCGACTCGCCGCGCCGAGGTCAGCCGCGACAAGGCCGCGAGCGTGCTCGTTGCGGCCGCGGGACTCGGCATGCTCGCCCGCAAGCTGGGGGGCACTCATGGCTAACCTGGTCAAGGTCGCGGCCGTCCTCGAGGCGTTCGCCGACTACTACGAGCAGAACGAGCGCGAGAAGACCTCGGCGACCGAGGCGACCCGCGCCGCGCGCATCCAGAAGATCGCGGCAGCCCACCTCGCCGCGCACGGCGAGGAGATGACCGACGTCGCGCGCCAGAAGCTCGCCCACACCGACGACGCTTCCCTCGACGTGGTCGAGGAGCTGCTCGGCAAGCAGGCGGGGGTGGTAGCGCCACTCGGCGCCGGCGCCGACCCCGACCCCGACACGCAACCCCGAACCGTGAAGGAAGCGGCAGACGCCGCCGACGAGCGGTTCAAAGCCTGGATCCTCGGTTCGTAGCGTTCTCCACGGAGGCAAAGTCAGATGCTCTTGAACACCCTGTTCGACGTTCTGCGCGGTTGGCCCCGGGAAGGCGCCATCGACGAGACCTTCCCGATCCACCAGACCACGCCCGGCACGCCCGACACGCTGCACGCGGGTCAGGTCGTCGCCGTGCAGTCGGACGGCTCGGTGGCGCTCGCGACCACTCCCAACCGGTCGACGACCAACTCGGTCGCGACCTGGGTGGTCATCACCGACGGCACCGACTTCGACGCCTCGTTCGTCGGGAGCGTGACCTGCCTCCGCATGAACGCGGAGTTCAAGCTCGACCCGTCGACCTTCACCGCCGGCACCCTCGCCATCGGCACCAAGCTGACCTTCAGCGCGGGGCAGTGGGTGACGGCGGTGACCAACAACCAGATCATCGGCGAGGTCCTCGCGAACAACGTCGCGACGGACACGACGATCACCGTCTTCTACACCGGCGGCGACACGGCGTCGTTCTAACCGAGACCCTCAGGAGAAGCACACACCATGACCGCGGCATACAAGACTCAGACGCAGCAGGTCTCGGCCCAGTTCATCAACTCGAACTTCGTTCGCAAGGTCACCGACGGGCGCACGAAGGAAGCCGAGGCCGAGGGCACAGCCTTCATCCGCCAGAAGCTCCGCCAGGAGTCCTTCGCACGCGAGATCATCGAGCCGGTCATGCTGGCCGACGACGAGATCGACCGCGACGAGCACACGGACCAGCCGAAGAAGATCGTCGAGAAGGAGCCCAACTCCGTCGCGACGTTCGTGCCGTTCAACGGCTCGGCGCAGCGGACCTGGTTCCGCGGTCAGCGCTTCGCGGTCTACTTCGGCAAGACCGAGAGCCAGCGCTTCACCAAGAACAAGTTCGAGCTGATGACGTACCAGAACGACATCCGCAAGATCCTCTCGGACAACTCGGTCAAGGACATGGCCGACCAGGAGGACACCAAGTTCACGTCGACGATCAACGCGATCATCGCCCTGAACCTGGCGACCCAGCGGACGCTGTCGGGCGCGTTCAACTCGACCGCGTTCAAGCAGGGCTTCCAGGGTCTGGTCAATCGGCTCCAGCCGATCGGCAAGATCCTGATGTCGAAGTCGACGTACTACGAGGCCCTCGACCTGCCGGCGACCAGCGTCGGCAACGACGTGGCGTCGCGGCACTACGACCTGGGCATCGAGGCCGAGGAGAAGCTCTGGGGTATCCCGGTCGTCTCCACGATCAAGCGCAGCATCGTCGACGACGTCACCGGCGGTACCCGGCGCTCGGCGTACGTGTTCGCGCCGCAGAACTACCTCGGCGTGTTCTTCCTGCTGCAGGACGCGACTCTGTACATCAAGCAGGAGGCGGACATCATCGAGTTCTGGAGCTACGCCGCTCCGGGCATCGGCATCGGCAACACGCTGTCGGTCCAGCGCATCGACTTCCCGTTCGCCTGAGCATATTTAGACGCTTGTTCGGCGTCGCGCGACCCGCCCTCCGAAAGAGGGCGGGTTATTCGTTTCAATCATTTCCTCTTCTGATATTCAATTATTTATGCTTCTATGAGGCATGCCTCGCCTCGCGCCTGAAGACGTAGTCGTTCGCGGTCTAACGGACTTCGCAGAAGCCGCTCGCCAGCGCCAGCACGCCGTGTGCGCGTGCGATCGCTGTCCCGCCGTGTTCACGCGGAGCAAGCGATCCCTGTGCGAGATCGCAAAAACCGGGCGCGTCGTGCTGTGCAACCAGTGTGACGCAGCGAACCGCGCTGAGGCTCGCAAGCAGACGATGCTGAGTCGCTACGGAACCGCAGGCTTCGTGCACACCCCAGAAAGCGCGGCCAAGCGCAAGGCAACCAACCAGGCGCGCTACGGCGGAAACGCGCCCCTCGCGTCTTCCGCAATTCGCGAGAAGCAGCGCAAGACGACGCAAGAACGCTACGGCGTCGACAACGTAAGTCAGGCACCGGAGGTACGAGCGAAGCGTCAGGAGACGATGCGCGAACGACTCGGCGTTCCCTACGCGATGATGTCGGAAGACGTCAGGATGAAGTCCGTTGCGACGTGCACGGAGCGATACGGAGTTCCGTACAACACGCAGTCAGACGTCATGAAGCAGAAGTCGATGGTGACGAACATCGAGCGATACGGCGTACCTCACGCCGCTCAGTCTCCGATCGTACAACGGAAGACGGCGCAAACGATGATCGAGCGCCACGGGGTACCGTACGCGATGATGTTACCGGAGACGAAGCGGAAGGCGGCAGAGACGAAGCTGTCTAACTACGGGACGCTCAACCCAGGCGTCTACGGGACGGCAGAGCGCGAACTCGTGGACTGGGCTATATCGCTTGAGCTGGACGTTAAATCACAACACGTCCTACCCAACGGACAAACGATCGACGTCTTCATCCCCTCGGTATCGATCGGCATCGAGTACTGCGGCCTCTACTGGCACAACGAGCACAGTCCCGAACCTAGGGGTCGCGACTACCACATCGGCAAGATGAGAGCGGCAGCAGCAGCAGGCATCCGCCTTATCACGATCTTCGAGGACGAGTGGCTACAGCGTCGCATGCAGGTCGAGAACGCCCTGCGCAGCATCTTCAGCAAATCGCCGGATCGCCTGGGTGCCCGCGACTGTGAGATCGCCGTCATCGACGCGGACCGCGTTCAGTCGTTCCTCGACGCGCACCACATCTTGGGACCTGCCCCCAACGTCATCCACGCCGTCGGGCTGACCCGCGGCGACGAACTCATCGGCGCGATGACGCTGGGCCACCACCACCGCCAGAACCAGACCGCGTGCGTGCTGAACCGCCTCTGCTTCAAATCGGGCGTGAGTGTCGCCGGCGGCGCCAGCCGCATGTTCGCGCGGACCGACGGATGGGCGCGGGCTCAGGCCTTCGACCGTATCATCTCCTGGTCCGACAACCGTTGGTTCGCAGGCGACGTCTACCCGGCGATGGGCTTCACCCTCGCAGCGGAGCTACCCGCCGATTACAGCTACGTCGTCCGCCGTCGCCCCGCCACGCGCCTGTCGAAGCAGTCGCAGCGCAAGCGCGTCACCGACTGCCCGCCGGGCTTAACCGAGTACGAGTGGGCTCGCGAGCGCGGCCTCGCGAGGATCTGGGATTGCGGGCGCAAGCGCTGGGATTTCAAACTATAATCGAGGCCAAGATGCCGAACTTCATCATCTCGAACAAGCAGGCCAGTAACATGGACCTCGCGCCGCTGCGCGACGTCACCGGCCACATCCTCACGTTCCGCCCCAAGGGTCAACCGGGCGATTCGAAGGAGGTCGACGAGGCGACGTGTGACAGCGAGATCATCGAGCGCGTCTTCAAGGCGGGCTGGATCAGCATCAAGTCGGTGAGCGCCTGGGAGCAGCCGCCGCCCGAGCCCCCGCTCCCCGCCGCCGCGGCGCCCCCGGCTCCCCCCGCGCCTCCGCCGCCACTGCCGCTGGCACCGCCCGCGCCCATCCACGTCGCGCCGGAGCACTCCGAACCCGTGGTCGCACTCGAGCCCGAGCACGCCGCCGAGCCCCAGAAGTAGCCCCGCTCCGACTACAATAGGGGGGCATGACGACCCCGCGCATCCCCACGGCGACGGCCACCGCGATCCAGCAGCGGGCCGCGTCGGGCCACTTCTTCGACGGGACGTTTCCCACGGGGGACTCCCCGCTCGACGCGGGCTTCTCGATCTACAAGTACGCGCCGCAGAACGCGGGCGGCCTGTTCTACTGGAACACCGTCGAGCCGCTCGTCTGCAGCCAGATCCACGTCGACTGCGGGGCGGCGGCCAACATCAGCATCCTGCTCGTCAACCTCGACCCAGCCACAGTCAACACCGGGTCGCCCGCGATCTTGACGGGCGAGACGATGACGATCGAGCAGGCGACGGCCGCGCAGTTCATCGCCCTCGACGAGTCCCACTTCAGGACGATCCTCCTGCCGTTCCAGGGCATCCAGATCATCACGACCAACAGCAGCCAAGCGCAGATCGCGCAGGTCGTCGCCAGCCTCGAGCGTCAGTACGTGCGCTGATGCCCGTCGTAGCGACTCCCACCACGCCCAACGTCGTCACGCGCGACCAGGTGCGGATGTTCATGCGCGACTACGCGGACAACAACATCCTCCTCGACGAGGTGCAGTTCTCCGACCGGGATCTCAACCTCGCCGTCGAGATGGCCGTGTCCGCGTTCAACACGGTCACGCCGCAGACCAACTTCACGCCGACGTCGTTCCCGCAGCAGCTGACGTACCTCCTGCTCATCGGCACGGTGCGCTTCCTGCTCATGAGCGAGTCGTTCCTGCAGGTGCGCAACCAGGCGACCGTGCAGGACGGCGACATCGCGCCGATCGGCATCTCGGACAAGGCCGAGCTGTACGCGTCGCTGTCGCAGAAGCTCAAGGGGGAGTGGGACGAGCTGACGCGCGGGGTGAAAACGCAAAATAA